ACGAACAACAGGACGAAGCCACCCGCAAGCAAATCGTCGACCTACTGCGCCGTTACGACACGCTCAAGTCCCAGCGCTCCGTTTGGGAGATGCACTGGCAGGAGCTGGGCGACTACATGGTGCCCCGCAAGGCCGACATCACCAAGCAGCGCTCCTCCGGCGATAAACGCACTGACCTGATCTTCGACGGCACCGCCATACACGCCGCCGAGCTGCTCGCCGCTTCGCTCCATGGGATGCTGACTTCTGCATCGACACCCTGGTTCTCCCTGCGCTTTGCAGACCCAGTGCTCGATTCCGACGACATGGCCAAGGAATGGCTGGAAACCGCGCAGAACGACATGTACGACGCTTTTGCGAAGTCGAATTTTCAGGAACAGATCCACGAGCTGTATACCGACCTGGTCACCTTTGGCACGGCGGTGATGTTCATCGAATCCGACGCCAAGACTGTATTGAGGTTCCAGACACGGCACATCGCGGAATGCTACCTCTCGGAGGACGAGCATGGCCGCGTCGACACCGTGATCCGCGCCTACAAGATCCCCGGCCGGGACGCTCGCAACATGTTCGGCGAAGACGTTGGCCCGGTGTTGTGGAAGCAAATCGAGGAAGATCCGCTAAGGCTTATCGATCTGTTACATTTCGTAATGCCTCGTGATGCCTATGACCCCGGCATTCCTGATAAATACAACATGCCCTGGTCGTCCTGTTACGTCGACGCCGAGAACACGTGGAAGATCTCCGAAGGCGGCTTCAAGGAAAATCCCTATACCTGCCCCAGGTATCTCAAGTCGTCGTTCGAGGTGGGGTACGGAAGATCGCCGTCGATGACGGCTCTCGCAGATACCAAGATGCTGATGGAGATGTCGCGCACCACGATCAAGGCGGCACAGAAAATGGTCGACCCGCCTTTGTTGGTGCCTGACGATGGGTTTATCCTGCCTATCCGCGTCACGCCTGGTGGGCTGAACTTCTACCGTTCCGGCACCCGGGACCGTATCGAGCCTCTCGTAACTGCGCAGGCGACGCCGCTCGGGCTGCAGATCGAAGACCAACGACGGGAAGCGATCAAGCAGGCCTTCTATGTGGATCAATTACAGCTGCGCGACTCGCCCAATATGACGGCGACGGAAGTGATTGCTCGGAACGAATCCCGCATGCGCCTGCTCGGCCCGGTGTTGGGCAGGCTGCAGTCTGAATTATTACAACCCCTGATACAAAGATCGTTCAACCTGATGGCCGAGCTGCGGCTGTTCGATGCAGCGCCCGAATACATGCAGACCGGCAACATCGAGATCGAATACGTCTCGCCGCTGGCCAAGGCTCAGCGCCAGGGTGAGATCGACAGCACGCTGAGGATGTTCGAGATCCTCAACCCGCTGGCCCAGATCGACCCGGGGATCTTCGACTACGTTGATATGGACGGCCTGGTTAAGTTTGTCGCGCGGACGGTCGGCGTGCCGGCATCGGTTCTGCGATCGGAGCGCGAGGTAATGACGATCCGCGAGGAGCGCCAGGAAGCCGAGGCACAACAGGCGGAGATGGCCCAGATGCAACAGGCCGCTGAGTCTGCTGGCGCCGCCGCGCCGGCGCTGAAGGCAGTCGGAGACATGGGGCAACAGTGACGCCAGAGGATCTAGAGCAGCTCAAGGCTGCATACAAATTTGTCTTCGACACTGACGACGGCCGGCGTGTCCTGGCAGATCTGCGACGACGCTGCCACGCGCATACCTCTACGTTTTCGGCCAATGCCAACGAAACCTTTTTCAACGAAGGCCAGCGCCAGGTCGTGCTGTTCATCGAGGACATGCTGTCCGCAGACGACAACAGGAAGTTACCAACCACTGCAATAGATGAGGAAGAATAGAACATGTCTGACGTAGCAATGGCACAAGAGATAGCGCCTGCTCCCGAGCAAGCGTCTGGCGAGCCTGCCGCACAAGTCACCCAGGATTGGAAATCATCCCTGCCCGAGGATCTCCGCATGGACCCGTCGATCGCCAACCAGCCATCGGTGGAGTCAATGGGGCGGTCCTACATCTCGGCGCAACGCATGGTCGGCCTCGACAAGATCGCAGTGCCAACCGAGCACTCGACCGACGAGGAATGGACCCAGGTTTACGACAAGCTAGGTAGGCCGGAATCTCCTGAAGGTTACGACCTGCAAATGAACAACGTGCCAGAGGGTTTGGAAGCCAACCCCCAGCTGGTCGACTGGTTCAAGGGTACGGCGCATAAGATCGGGATGACGCCCAGGCAGGCACAGGAGCTTGCCGACAGATATAATATCATGGCCGGCGAGGTCGAGCAGTCGCCCGATGAGCTGGCGATCGCCGCCGAGGCCAAGGAACAAGAAGGCGTCCGCTCCCTACAAAGGGAATACGGCAAGGCGTTTGATACCAAGATCGACACGGCAAAGGCTGTGCTTAACCAGTACGGCGGCGAGGAGCTGCTGGGTCTAAAGCTCGAAGACGGGACGCAGCTGGCGTCCAACCCGACCCTGGTGCGCACGCTCGTCAACATCGGCGACTTCATGCAGGGCAGGCTGGGCGAGGATACCCTCCGTGGCGCCAAGACCGGCGGCGATGCCATGACCCCGGCAGACGCGCAGCGCGAGCTGAACACGATACAGGTACAGGGCGGTCCATACTGGGATTCAACGCATCCCGGCCATGCCGCCGCTGTCGCCGAGTCTTTAAAGCTAAACGAATATATCCACGGCACCGACGTGGCGTCGTGATTGTGTGGGCATCGATGCTGGGTAGCCCGTAAGGGTCCAGCGGACACGCCAAGAACGCCAGGGTAGCGCTCACGCGTCCTGCTGACAGCCGGGAAAGCCCAGCGGTCTAGTCAACCGAAATGACAGGAAGGTCCGCAATCATGCGGATAGCCCTCTGAGCACCGTTATTGCTTGGAGTTTTTAACCATGAGCACTCAAGTAACGACGGCCTTTGTCCAGCAATTCAATGCGAACATCGCTCTGCTCTCGCAGCAGAAAGGTTCACGGTTTCGTAAAGCCGTACGCGTTGAGTCGGTAACTGGCGAGAAGGCCTTTTTCGACCAAGTCGGTTCGACTGCAGCTGTAAAACGCAGCTCAAGACATGCCGACACTCCCTTGGTAGTTTGATATCTGCCTAGCGGGTGGGAAACCATCCGCCGAAACCCGGTCAAATTCGGGGAAGCCTGTAAAATGGTAATCCCGAGCGAAGCGCCGCAAGGCGAACGTGTAGAGACTTGACGGCCGGAACCGTAACGCGGCAGGCGACGGTTAAGAGAAAGTCCAGGCCACAAACGACGCAAGTCGGCGGGGAAACCCGTAGCTGGTAAGGGATACACCACACTCCCGCAGAATGGTCGTCATGGACGATTATGAGTGGGCTGATCTAATTGACGATCAGGACAAGATCCGCATGTTGGCAGATCCGACATCGACGTATGCTCAAGCAGCAGCCTCTGCGATGGGCAGGGCGATGGACGATGTAGTCATCGCGGCGATTATCGGCACGTCATCTACTGGCTCGTCTGGTACGACCAGCACGGCGTTGCCATCTGCTCAGAAGATCGTTCACGGTTCTGCCGGCTTGACTATTGCCAAGCTGATCAGCGCCAAGAAGATCCTCGACGAGGCGGACGTGGACCCCAGCATCAAGCGCTGGATCGCGGTCGCTCCTGAGCAAATCGAAGACCTGTTGAACAACACCACTGTGACATCTAGTGATTTCAATACCGTAAAGGCACTAGCACAGGGTGAGATCAACTCCTTCGTCGGCTTCGAGTTCATCGTGACCAATCGCTTAACTGATGACGGCACGTCCCGGCAGGTTGTTGCCTGGGCGCAAGACGGCTTCACGTTGGCGATCGGCAAGGATATGTCCAGCCGGATCGATGAGCGCGCCGACAAGTCCTATTCCACGCAAGTGTATTGCTCCATGACTCTGGGCGGCACACGCATGGAAGAGGTCAAGGTCGTCGAGATCGCTTGTAACGAGTAACGAGTAACCACACCACCACCGCAACTGGGGGGAGCTTAACGGCTCCCCCGTTTTCTTAAAGGAAGGAAGTCCTAATGGCTGTCGTAAATCTATACGGAAGTCGAGTGATGACCGGCCTGGCTAATACCACGCCTGTATCACTCCCCAACGCGGGTCTACACTACGGGCGTATGCGCACCACAGTGGATACCATAACCACCAACGCGGATGATTCAGCAACGTCGACCTACACGCTCGCGCGTATCCCGTCGCACGCTATCATCCTCCCGCAATCCACTCTCTACTGGGATGACCTGGCCTCGTCAGGTTCGCCCACTCTGGATATCGGATTGTTCAAAACCAACAGCTCAGAGCAGTCGTTCACGGATGACGTAGATGCCTTGTCTGCCGGCCATGATGTTACATCGGCTGGTTCGGCATCTGTCCTCACTGACCACGCCAACTCTGGCCTGCCGGTCTGGGACTACATCGCCAGCGTCACGGAAGACCCGCAGGGTCTGATCGACGTTAAGGTGTCGGTCCTCGATGCGGCGCTCACGATCGCGGCGGACATCACGCTGTCGCTGATCTGGGCGGTCAAGTAGCTAACTAGGGGAGCTGTCTGTGCGCCAACACCAGGCAGCTCCCCGCCTCTCTTTATAAGGCAGGCCCATGACCTCAGCAGTTGACATTTGCAACTCGGCATTAAACCTGGTGGGTGCCAACAATATCACCTCGCTCACCGAAGATTCGAAGGCCGCACGGGTGTGCAATCAACGCTACGAGTTCGTTCGCGACAACACTTTCCGAGCGCACCCCTGGAATTGCCTGATCACCCGCAAGCTGCTGGCGCAGGACGCCACCGCGCCGACCTATAAATACGCTTACCGCTATACGTTGCCCACCGATCCGTACTGCCTGCGTGTGCTGTCCGTAAGCGACGACGGCGACCTTGAGCGGCTCGACACCGACTACCAGGTTGAGGCTAACCGTTATTTGTTAACCGACGAGGGCACCCTTTACATCAGATACATCGGGCGGCTGACTGACCCGACGCAATGGGACATCGGCCTGGTGGAGACGATCGCCGCACGGCTGGCTTCAGATATTGCCTACCCGCTGATCGGGTCCAGCTCCTTCGCGAGAGACATGTTCACGCTGTACGAGGAGAAGCTCAAGGAAGCCCGGTTCATTGACGCCACCGAGGGCTACCCTGATGCCATCATCGCGGACACCTATACGGCGGCGAGGTTCTAAACATGGCGCAGGCGTCACCTGCCTTTGTTGCCTGGACCGCTGGGGAGTTTTCTCCGCGCCTGCACGGCCGCACGGATCTGGCTAAATACACTACCGCTGCGGAGACGCTGGAGAACTTCATCGTCCACCCCCATGGAGGCGTTACCCGCCGGCCAGGTACGGAGTTCATCGGTGAACTCAAAGATTCATCGGCAGTTACACGGCTCATCCCGTTCGAGTTCTCGACGACGCAAGCCTATGTGCTGGAGTTCGGCAACCTCTACATGCGGGTTTACAAGGACGGCGGTCGCGTCGTCGAAGGCAACAAGACCATCTCCGGTGTCACCAAGGCCAACCCGGCGGTCGTGACTGCAACCTCGCACGGCTACTCGAACGACGACCATGTGGTGATCTCATCAGTGGCCGGCATGACCCAGCTCAACGGCCGCACGTTTAAAGTTGCAGGCGTGACGACCCATACGTTTCAGTTGTCTGGTGTGGA